AATCTTAGAGTCACCTCAATGGAGTCAATATGCTATGACAGTTTTCAATAATTTCTATTCAGGCTATATGGGTAAAGACTTAGAAAATATGGTTATCAATCCGGACTCTTATGAAGAGATGAAGCAAATTGCGATGGATCTTGATCATGATCTCACAGATCTATAAGAGATAATTCCTTTGTAATCATTGAGGGTGGTATGGTAAATTACTGTACCACCTTTATTTTTATGGAGAACATATATGCGTCATAACGACAAAATAGAAATTCATCAACATGCTTTGGAGAAACTTATGTCTCAAAGGAAAAAAGTCCAATGGCAACTTGAGTCTGCTTCATTACCTCGAGAGATTCTTGAGAGTCTTAAAACATTGAATAGAATCATTCAAGAAGAAATAGAAGTCAGAGAAACATTGAAAAAATTATATGGAGAAGCATAATGAAACAAATCGTATATATAGCTGGACCTTATAGTCCATCGAATGGCATGACCATGAAGAGAAATACGGAATTTGCAGAACGCGTGGGTCAATTAGCGCAACGTAAAGGATTAGCGCCTATTGTTCCACACTCTTCTATTTATCGTGGTGTCTACGGTAATGACTTAGACGATCACGAGAGAAATGCTGGGATTGCTTCTACAATGTCTATCTTAGAACTTGTTGCCCGAGACCCTAAGTCAGAATTATGGGTGATTGGCGACAAAATTGATGGAGAAATTGTGTTATCTACTGGTACACAAATGGAAGTAGACCGATGGGAAGAACTCAGGGGAAAATTAAAAATTCTCACATTAGATAGAGAGGGGTGGCAATCATTTTTAGATGAAGCCAATATTCCAGTAACAATTCTCGGAGACCTGTAATGGCTAAATCAAACTCTAATTTTCCTCAAGGTGCTATCTTATTAATTGATGGTTATAATATTTTTGCAAGAAATTACTTGGTAAATCCTTCATTGTCATCGAATGGGGAACCTATAGGAGGTTTCACAGGATTTCTTCGAAGTTTAGGTGTAGTCTCGGAGATGTTCACAGCCTCTAGGATTATTATAGCTTGGGAGGGAGGTAAGAGTGCTAGGCGTCGTGCATTACATCCAGGCTATAAAGCTGGTAGAAAGCCTTTGCGCTTGAATAGAAGTGAACTCTACGAGAAAGACTTGGACTCACCAGAGAATTTTGGATGGCAAGTAGTTCAAACGGTAGCATCGTTAGAAATGACCCCCATCGAACAATTGTACGCTGACGACTGCGAAGCTGATGATGTCATTGGTTGGTTATGTAGACATAGGCTTAGAAACGAAACTCGACCTATTGTGATATGTTCTTCTGACCAAGACATGTTGCAACTCTTGAGAGACAATGTATACATGTACTCTCATACGGGTGCTCAACTGTATACAAAAGAGAGTGTACTAGAAAAATATGGTGTGAGTTCAGAGAATTTCGCTACTGCAAGAGCATTTATCGGTGATAGTTCCGACCGTATTGATGGCGTCAAAGGCGTAGGTTTCAAAACTTTAGCAAAGGAATTCCCGAAACTTCTTGAAGAAGAATTTATTGGAGTAGAAGATATACTTACTGAGTGCAACGAGCTGGTTGCTGGTTCCAAGAAGCCCAAGAAAATTCTTGAAGCCATTCAAACTAATCCAGATATTCCGCGCCTAAATTGGAAACTTATGTATTTAGACATGTCAAATCTCTCTGCAGAGCATGTAAAGCAACTTGATTATCGTTATGATAATCCTGTCACATCACGCAATAAAATAAAATTCCAAATGGGAATTATCAAGCTTGGTGTAAAAGATCCACAGCACATAAACGTTGATACATTTTGGCGAAGAATATCATCGATACAAACACAATAGGAGAGAATATGGGAGAACCTGCTTTGCAAATCCGTGAAGATGGACCAGCATTATTTCATGAGTATGGTAAATTATTTCAAGAGAAGATCTTTCAAGGTCTTGCTATGGACAAAGACTGGGCACAACAAATGCACGAGGTAATGAAGCCTCATTACTTTGAACTGCAATACTTGCAATATCTAACAGAGAGATACTTTGATTACTTCAATCGCTATCGTTGTTTTCCAACAATGCAACTATTGATATCAAATATCTCTGCAGAATTAGAGTCACAAGGATCAGAAGGTATTTTGAAACAGCAAATTGTTCAATTCCTTCATCGTATGAGAAGCAATCCTAATCCAGAAGACCTCCATGGTGTGAAAGAGAAAGCACTAGATTTTTGTAAGCGTCAGGCCTTCAAGGACGCACTTGTAGAAGCTGTTGAACTCGTAAAAGGTGAGAACTTCGAATCTGTTGTGGGACTGATGAAACAAGCGGTATCCGTGGGTATGCCTCATTCTGTTGGTCATGATTTCTTCGATGACATGGAAGCACGTTTTCAGGAGATTACTCGAATTACTACCCCTACAGGTATTAAAGAACTAGACACTCGAGATGTATTAGATGGCGGTTTAGGCCAAGGTGAACTCGGCTGTGTTGTAGCTCCAACTGGTGTGGGAAAGTCTCATTGGCTAGTTCAAATGGGAGCAGAAGCTATTCGAAGAGGCAAGACTGTAGTCCACTACACTTTTGAGTTGTCTGAAACATTGGTGGGTAAACGTTACGATGCAAATCTAACCGGAATTCCAGTGTCTGATCTCATCGATGAAAAAGCAAGTGTAATCAAACACTATGAAGAACATGACGAATATGGAAGACTTGTAATCAAGTATTATCCCACTCGATCTGCTTCCGTGAATACTCTTCGTAATCACTTGGAGAAACTTAAGTTTCGTGGTTACATGCCCTCTCTAGTGATTGTAGACTATGCAGACGTGATGAAATCAACAAAAGCTTATGATGCTATGCGACACGAATTAATGCTAATTTATGAAGAACTTCGACAACTTGCAGCGGATATGCACTTGCCTATCTGGACGGCATCACAGTCAAATAGGTCTGGTGCAAACTCTGATATCATTGGCTTGGAAAATATGGGTGAAGCTTATGGAAAAGCACAAGTATCAGATTTCGTGGTAGGATTATCACGTAAGCCTGAAGAGAAAGATAGAGGAACAGGGAGACTTTTTGTTGCAAAAAACAGAGCAGGACGAGATGGTATTCAGATGCACTTAGGTATCGATACATCCAGGTCTAGGTTTAGAGTGTTAGACGCACAAGAGATTGTTGAAACAGATCCAAAGAAAAAGCTTTTAGAAGCTTGGAATGACGTTAAAAGAGTTAAAGAAGAAATGGGAGACTATGATGACGAATAAAATTTATCCACAAGAACAAGTAAGAGAATCAACACTCGAATATTTTAAGGGTGATGAACTTGCAACATCCGTATGGATGAACAAGTACGCATTGAAAAATGATGAAGGAGAATTCTTAGAACAAACTCCAGATGACATGCATATTAGATTAGCGAAAGAATTCGAACGAATCGAAGGTAAATACGATAACCCTATGAGTTTTCGCGAAATTTATGATATGTTTGCAGGATTCAAATACGTAGTACCGCAAGGTTCTCCAATGAGCGGAATTGGAAACGAAAGGCAAATTCAATCAATTTCTAATTGCTTTGTTATTGATTCACCAGAAGACAGCTATGGTGGTATTCTCAAGGCAGATCAAGAAGAAGTTCAAATTATGAAACGTCGTGGAGGTGTTGGATTTGATATTTCTACTATCCGTCCAAAAGGTATGACCACTTCTAATGCTGCACAAACCACTGATGGAATAGAAGTCTTTATGGATAGATTCTCTAATTCATGCCGTGAGGTTGCACAAGGTGGTCGAAGAGGTGCTTTAATGCTCTCAATCTCTGTTCATCATCCACAAGTGATGGATTTCATCAAAATTAAACGTGATTTGACTCGTGTGACAGGTGCTAATATCTCCGTTAGAGTATCTGATGAATTTATGAAAGCAGTTAAAGAAAATACTGAATATATTCAACGATGGCCAGTAGATTCAAAAACTCCAGAAGTTCATCAACATGTTAATGCTTGTGAAGTATGGAATGCACTTATTGAAGGTGCGCATGCATCGGCAGAGCCAGGCGTTCTTTTCTGGGATACTGCTACACGAATGACACCATCAGATGCTTATTCAGATGTAGGTTTTGGATCTGTATCGACTAACCCGTGTGTGACCGGTGATACTCTAGTTATGACAAATACCGGAGTCAAAACAGTAAAAGAATTAGCTGATAAAAATGAAAAGTTTCTGGTCCAGTCTCTAAATACAATTACATTTGAAAATGAATTCAAAACAGCAATTGCTTTCAAGACAAAAGAAAATGCAAAAATCATGAGAATTGTATTGGATAGCGGAAAAGAAATTCGACTAACTCCAGATCATCGTGTATATACAGACCATGGTTGGGTAGAAGCCAAAGATATTGGTGTCATTCATAAAATTAAAACCTTAGAAAGTTTTGAGAAATGGACATCTATAATCGCCATGGAAGAAAGAGAGGATGTATATGACTTAACTGTCGAAGACAACCATAACTTTTTCGCCAACGAACTACTCGTACACAATTGTGGAGAGATTATTCTTTCACCATACGATTCATGTCGACTTATGTTGATGAACCTTACTTCCTTTGTAGACAACGCATGGACAGAAAAAGCTAGTTTTGATTGGGGAAAATTTAGAACAATATCTAGAAAGGCACAACGATTGATGGATGACATGATTGACTTAGAGATCGAACAGATTGATAAGATTCTTGCAAAAATCGATAGTGATCCTGAACATGAAGTTACAAAAACTCCGGAAAGAAATTTGTGGCAAACAATTAGAAATGTAGCAAAATCTGGACGTAGAACAGGTTTAGGGGTTACAGGCCTTGGTGATGCTATTGCAATGTTAGGTCAAAGATATGGTGATGACAAATCAATTGAAACTGTAGAAGAGATTTATAAATGGTTGTCTCTTGCTTCTTACGAAGAGTCAATTCAACTAGCAAAAGAACGTGGGGCATTCCCAGTCTTTAACATATCGAAAGAAGAAGGTCATGAGTTTTTGTCTCGTGTTACAAGTTCTTTAACAGAAGAAGTACAAGCTGATTATAGAAAATATGGACGACGAAACATTGCAAACACAACAACAGCTCCTGCCGGATCTGTCTCTTGTTTGACGCAGACAACTTCAGGTATCGAACCTGCTTTCATGTTATATTACAAGCGTCGCAAGAAAGCTGTCAATGGAGAAAAGGTAACATTCATTGATGATATGGGAGATCAATGGACAGAGTTCAACGTGTATCATCATGGATTTAAACAGTGGCTGGATAGTGATCACGGAACAACTGCATTCGTTGATGACTTAGATCACGCTGTTACATTTAGTCCATATCATGGTGCCACCGCAAACGAAATTGACTGGAAGGCAAAAGTTAAATTGCAAGCAGCAGCACAAAAGTGGATCTGCCATGCGATATCAAATACTACAAATTTGCCATCTGATGTAACTGTTGAAACTGTGAAAGATATTTATATGCTTGGCTGGGAACTCGGCTGTAAAGGTGTGACTGTATATCGTGATGGTTCACGTTCAGGTGTTCTTGTATCTACTGAAGATAAAGGGAAAAAAGACACACAGGCATTCAGCGATAGACACGCACCAAAACGTCCTGAAATACTAGAGTGTGATATCATGCATACTTCGGTAAAAATGGATCAATGGGTCGTTCTCGTAGGACTAATGGATGGAAAACCTTATGAAATCTTTGGTGGCAAAACTGAAAACATTGAAATTCCCAAAAAGTATAAGACTGGTAAATTACAGAAACGCTCTTGGAAGACTAAAGACTCACAGTATGATCTCGTTATGGGGGAAGGTGATGAGCAAATGGTTATCAAGGATGTCGTATCGGTCTTTAATAATGCGAATTATGCTGGCTACACTAGAACTATTAGTTTGGCTCTACGTCATGGTGCTCCTGTACAGTATCTCGTAGAACAAATGCAGAAAGACAAAGAAGCAGATATGTTCTCGTTCTCAAAAGCTATTGCGAGATGTTTGAAGAAATATATCAAAGATGGCACTATAGCTTCAGACAAAGACTGTAAAGACTGTGGTGCTACAGGCTCTATGGTATATCAAGACGGATGCTCAATGTGTAGTTCTTGTGGCATGTCGAAATGTACATGAAAAATCACTGAATTTAACTCTTGAAGCCAGGTCTCCCAGCCTGGCTTCTTTTTTCTAGAAAATTTATGCACAGCTAGACAAATGAAACTCACAATATATTACATTAGTAATGTAAATAAAAATCAAACAAATGGAGATCACAATGGCTGAATTATTCAAAACTCATATCACTTTTAATAATGGCGAAACTCACATAGAAGAAGCTATCACCGCAGATAAAATTGGATCGACTATCCTTCGATTGTGTGAAGGTCCTTCTGCAGCAGCAGGCATTATCCAACGTGCCATTATTGTAGACGGAGGAGATTGCATCTGTATCGAAATTATTGGACGTGATATTGTCTATCCTCCCCAATTAGCAGAACAACAACAGTCTTATCGTTCTGGACAAAAACAACAAGCTTAAGGAGAGCATATAATATGAGAAGCCCATTTATTCAACTCACATTAGCTGATGGCGATGCAAAGATATCTGTCAACATAAACAATATCTGCCACGTCGAAGACCAAACTTATTCAAACAGCAAAACTCGAATTACATACATTTCTTTGAATAGCCCAGGACGA